GTTTGTCTTTTTGAATTCCGACACGTAGGCCGATGAAGCGGGTTTCATTGCGGGAACGCTTGCAAGGTTTCTCATGTCGATAAACATGTAGTCGTCAGTCTTTTCACTAATTCTGAACGCCTTGCCTTCGGTGTAGTTTTCCATGCAAAGCCCCAAGGCGTATTTGCTTACGTCAACTAAGGTTTCCTGAAGCATCAACTTTTTATGGTCTGTCGCGGAATTTCCCTGCTGCTGCTGAATGGCCGATTCTGTGGCTGATTGAGACTTGACCGACTGCCCCATCATCAAAGCTGAGAACCTTGTCACTCTTTGGACTTCGGTATGAATCGAAGAAAGAAGCTGCCACCATGCGGCGTTGATTCTTCCCCACTCGTATACTTTCACAGGTTCACCGCTCGCGGTTCCGTTGAAGGGTCTCGGCTCTAAGGAATTGTCGTCAAACCCGTCAAGGTCAACCTCTGACTCCGTGTCGAACAATAAAAGATTTGGTCTGGCGCAGATCCTTATTTTGTCGTAAAGATCATTGATCATGTCCTGGAGAGGAAGAATAAGTTTCCCGTCCCCAAACCCATATAAAGAACCTTCTACGGGGTACATGGGAGTTATAAAATACGGGTATCCGTCGTTGACGTATTTATGGTAGCTTTCTATTTTCCCTTTTGACGATTTTTGATTAACCTTCCTGTCTCCTTCTTTATGGCTGTCAAACAAGAGAACGCCGTCTCCGGTTAATTCAATGCGGCGCAGTTTCCCTTTTTGCCTTGACCAGTAAAGAATCAAGCAAGCCGAATCCTCGTCGTCAATTGTTTCGTCTTCTTTGAATACGGTGGTATCGGCGATTTCAATGTTTCCAAAGTCGATTGCATCAGCCTTTTCTTCGCTGTAAGTGTCAATGAACCATTGTTTTGACATCCTTATCGGTTCGGCTATAAAATCGGCTTCCTGATATCTTAACGGGTCTTTTATTTTCCCGTCTATAAATACCCTGTTTAAGGGGGGAACGGTGATTTTTGCCATTCCAAACCCCTTTAAAGCGCTTGAATCCCAATCGACACGGAATATTCCCGTACCAAATTTCAATCTTCTTCTTTCATGGACGTCCAACAGCCTCTTGACGTGATTCTGCCTCATTGTCCAGTCAAGAACAATCCTTGCCCACTCGGCGTATTTGTCGTCGCTCGGCCCTTCACCCCTGGTGGTAATCTGAAGATTCTGCTCAACCAAAGAAGATACTTGACCTTCGATGTTGGCGTTTAAAATATCAATCCGGCTGTTCGGCATGTTTGGAATTTCAGGCTGATCGTTGTTATATGCCTCGTCGATTTCAGACCATTCCGCATAAACTTTGCTTAAGTTCCCCCGGTTGTTGGAAAGTTTTGTGAGAATGTCGTCAACCGTCGTCATGTCGTCATCGGACATGACGTTTCTACGTTTTGAGTCCTTTTGTTCTTTGGTTATTTTCATTTGCCCACCCCGCACAAAAAAAATAGACGCCATTTTAATTCATGGCGTCTATGCGCTCTAGGTGCTTGTTATCATATTGTAGGTTTTGCATCGGTTGCATTTGATTTCTATTGCCGGTTTCGTTAGCTTTTTTATCTTTGACGACGGGGCTATGTTCATATCGTCAAACATCACTTCACCTAAAAACTTTCCGCAACCAACGCACTGAAGCGGCTTACTCTCTTTTTTTCCCACCGTAAAGCCCCTCCGCGTTTCTGTACTTGTCGTACTTGTCTACCTTATTTTTAACATAGACTATTCCAAGGTTCTGCAAGAGATTAAACACTCCCAAACAAATGGCGACAACAGAAATAATTAACGATAAAACTTCCATGTGTTACCTCCCGATTAATGCTTCCGCAATTTTCCAATCATCCATTGTGTCAATATCGATGCTTCTTGATAAAGGCATTTCGTATTCAATCACAGAATCGTCCCATAGTTTCCCTTGCTTGATTAACTCGACCGGGACAATAAAAACGGCTCCGTTCCTTTGAAAGTGTTTTTCTTGAGTCTTGTCGTAAACCCTGTCTTTGGTCTTTATCCCCATGTAATAGCCTGAATAAAGCGGTCTGCCATCGTAAAGGGATAAACAGTTGTTTATATCCTCCGAAGTCCTTAAAGGGCTTGTGGGTTGTAATAACATGATTGCTTCGATGGGTTTTTCGTAATTGTTAAGAACATGCTGCAGAACCGGAATCATCGGGGTATCATCCTGCGCTAACTCTGGCGGTCTGGCGATTGCGATAGAACCGTACATCATTTGGATTAGATTATCGTCGGTAGAGACTATCCAATCCTCGAGATAACTGCCGTTTGCGGCGTTTACGGTGTATTGAATTAACGGAAGCCCCGCAAGCAGTTTTGTATTTTTATGCAAAATACCTTTGCTGCCTGATCTGGCAGGAATGACACCTAGAATCATATGACCTCCTCCAGTATCTTGCGGATCCTTTCTGAAGCGTGTCCATCTCCGAATCTTAGGTCTTGCTCGTATCTCCCGTGTTTTAACTGCAAATAAATCATCTCAAGAATCACGTCTTTACTCATGGGGGAATGGACGACGTTTGTACCGGTTTCCCTTCCCATTTGCCGATTGCCGACGAGAACGGAAGGGATGCCGAGAAAGGCTCCTTCCTTAATCATGCTTGAGGTGTTTCCTATGAGAACGCGGCATTTTCTGATCAGGTTTATGTATTTGTCTGGCGGTAAGTCTTTTTGGAATTGCACGTCAGGCAGTTGATGAATTTTTTTGAGCATTGTTTTACTTCCCGCGTCCACGTTCGGGTTAACCCATACTTTTGGCATATCGAGAGATTCCACGGCTTCGATTAAAGGGGTGATGTCTTCGGGATCGGTCGTGTTCGGATGATGAAGAATCACGGCGTAGTCGCCCATGAATGAGGTATAGGTTAGCCCGTCAAGAGCGGTTGAACCAACAACATGCGCTTTCCCTTTAACTCCGTGATAGAAATCAGATTTTAATAACGCTGATCTTGTTGTAACAAAATGAATGTCGGCTAACGACGAAATTGCATACCTTACCTTGTCGTCTATTGTTCCGGTATCCTCAAACCCTTCTGAATGCAGTATGGGAATGTTTAAATAGGAAGCTGCTATCGCCACTGCCAACATTTCATACCTATCTGCGTGAATTAAAACACAATCGGGTTTATCGTTTGAAAATATCGTCGCCATGTCGCTTGTTAAAATTGAAGTAGTCTTTGCCATTGAGGCGCACGAATCTCCATCAACCAAGCAATAGACCATGTGTTTTACCGGAAATTCGATTTGTAGGCTTATCGCGGCTCCCGCAACGGTAATTTGAACATCAAAATTGCCGCATCTAACCAGTTCCCGTAAAACAGACCTCATCCTCCCGTAACTTGCCCTGTTGGTTATTACTGCGGCTACCTTTTTTAATCCCATAATCGCACCTACGCTTCTTTACTAACTTCACCGAATATCTAGTGATTGGAGATAATAAGGTCTCTCCACGAATGCCATTTCTGTACCTAGAGCGAACTGTGCCATAATTTAAGTTTGTGTTCTGAACCCATAAAATTAACGGCTTTTCTTCGCCGTTTATATTTACGATCAGATTTTTAGATGTATTGAGTGATTGTTCTGCATGTGTTGACCATCTGCAATTTTCTGGGCAATAATCTGCATCATTGTTTATTCTGTCTATAGTCAGCCCGTTGCGGTATCCGTTGTTTTTTGCCCACTCCTCAAAACTGTCGTAGCGTTGAAACAACGCGCAAACTTTTATACCTTTCCCGCCGTATGAATGATAATCTTTATGTTTAGGGTTATGGCATCGTTCTTTCATGCCTTTCCACGAGTTATACAGTTTTGTTCTTTCTTTCATACCCTTTTCCTCAATATCTGCCTGTAGGCTTCTTTCGCGCCCCTTAATTCCGCGTCCATGATCTGCATTTGGTTCAATATATTTTGGGCTTTTTGCCCTTCCGAGTGGACTTGTTTTTCGCGGTTTTTCAGTTCGTCGATTTGTTTCTTAACCCAAACATACCTTTCGTTGTCCTGTTCAAAAGCGTACAACTTTGAGCACTTCAGAAGGTCGCTTGTTTCGGGTACAAAGACTTTGGCATATTTTTCAGCCACGCCGAGCATGTACTCGCAGGAGGGCTTTTGGAAACCATATTCATTGTTTCCGTTTACATCTTTATCGACAGCCATGTCTACGCCGTA